GTGAAGAATACGTACTGTCCAACCTGCTCGTAGTTTATCCGCGCGCCAGACGTTAGCCCCGTAAGTATTGCAGTCGTAGCCCAAGTAGTCGTATTCAGCAGATACAGCGTGCCGCCGTCTGCAAAGAACGTTAGAAGTCCAGTACTCCAAAGGCTATGGCAATTCCCACCGCTAACACGCCGTACATAGCCAGAACGGCGGTAAACACTACCGCCACGCCCAAGATCAACATTGCTCGCTGCGCGAAACGCTTTACTGGAAAGCCGCTCTTCCTGATTGACATTGTCTATCCCTAGCGGCCAACCTTTGAACGACGCGAGGTTTTTCTCGGGGACCATTAGTACCCCCCGTAACGTACGGTACCGGGCCTACGGTGTTTCTGAATAGTCTCCGAGCGAACCTGCATGCAGTTAGCAAGAAACGACGCCTTGTGCTTGTCAGCCAGCTCTGGATTGCTTACGTCGGCGTCATTGACGCTGTATGCGAGATGCTTAACCCAGTCGAGTAGCATGTACTGGTGACGTCGGTCTTTAAGCTCGACGGTAGTGTAGCTTGCCGAGATCTCGCGCAACGGGTACCGGACGACCGACAGGTAAATTGTGTCGTTCGCGGTGGGGATGGGTACGAGACGCCCGTAGGTAGAGTCAGCATCGAACACGAGAAACTGAGGAAGACCCGTTGCGGTGCGCCACACTTCTCCATCATATTCCTGCTCGATTTCGTTTTCGTTGATGATCGAAAGTGGAGAATTTTCCGACTTTAGGTACGCTTTCTCGATACGTATAATCAGCGGACTAAGTTCGACAGTGGACTCGTTCGCAGCGACGTCGACCTCAACTACGCTGTCCGTGAACGAGTCTTTGAAACATTCTGTCTGCTTGGCGAACTCCATCTGCGCAAGGTCGATGTACCTGTACAGCAGCGTGTCCGACCAGAGGTAGTCCTCCTCTTCGTCGTCCAGCTCGGTACGCGCCAGCTCAAGCAGCTCAGTTGCGTTCATCAGCTATCGTCCGACGGATAAATCATCTCGTTCCAAAGACCTTCGATTTCCTGTGCAGGAACTTCGAAACCAAGCGTCTGGCTCACGTATGTAGAACGAGGACGCCCCGCTGCAGTGAAATGCGTGCGATGGCTGTCTTGATTCGCTTGCATCGTTTTGAAGAAACCGAGAAGGACGCGCTTTCTCTCTGGACCCGAAGGCGCTGCAACAATTTTTGTCGTCGTGTCGTCAAGCTCATCTGTGACGTTTTCAGGCAACTCAACACCGTTAGTTGGAACCGCCCCAGCTTGCGCACACTCCTTTATAGCCAAGTCAGGTACAAGGATAGGAACACCCTTAACGAACCCAACTGTGTGCCCAGAGAGCGACCGTACGATCCTATTTCGCTGCATCATCATTTCAAGCGGCATAAAACTCTCCTTTTATTATCGTCGGCAAAAAGGGCACGTGGCTTTCGCCACGTGCCAAACGTGCCGCCCAGAAATTACGTATAGTCAGGGACCACTTCGTTCGCCCGGTTCTCAACAATGTACATCAGCAACAGGTAACCAGCCCCGGTTGTCGCAGCGGTGCCCGCGCCTGTCCACGTAAGGTCGACAGTGTCAGCCACCGTGTACTGGTAGCCAGTCGGCGTCAGTGCCTTATAGAGATTGGCCGACAAGGCACCGGAACCGGCGGTAACTGTCGCATACCGAGCCGCAGAACCACCGTCTCCGATAGTCAGGGCATCAGTCGTACCTGAGTTAAACGCCGCCGAGATAAAAGCAAACCCCGAAACTACGATGGCTCCGGCGGGCAGCTTGACAGTAAGCAGCGCCGACCCGGAAGTCATCTCAGACAGAGTGAACTCCTGATAAGCCACCAGCGGATACTGGCGACCCGTGTTCTTGTTAGCATTTGCAATTGCCATGATTCATTCCTCCAATTAGACAGCGGTGTCGACGCAAACGACGCCGAAGTCTTCATTCGTGCCGGAGACCGCCGACTTAAAGACCGGCTTCTTGAAGCCGAGAATCTTGCCAATCGCGATACCCTGCTGATTGCCGTAGTCGTCGTCCTCTTCCACCCACTCCGGGTTGCCAAGGTCGGCATACGCCAGCGCCTGCGCGCCACAGACCAGCATGCGCTGACCAGCGACAGCGCCGCTGCCCCACGCGGTGCTGTTGTAAACGTGCCGGAACGGACGAATGACGAAGCCGTCGATGTAGATGGCGTCGGTACCCTTGAACATCGGGTGATCCGGAGTACGCGGCATCGCTTCACGCCACGCCTGCTGGAACCCAGTGTCCTTCTTGAGCGCCGCCATGCCCTTCGGAGTCATGAAGATGTTGTACACCTCCAGCCCCTCGGAGCCACGAATAGGCCGAACGTACCGATCCTGAAGAATCGCCTTCAGGTCAATCAGCATATTCATGGTAGGTGTATCTTCCGCCAGAAGCGACGTATTGACAGAGTTCACGCCAAACCCCGTCTTGTCCCATACCAGATACCGATTGGTCGACGGAGCAGTCACGTCCGCGCCGAACTCAAGGTACGGAAGGTCAGACCCAGTACGAGTTCCACCAGAGTTGGTGTAGGTATACGCAACACCAGACAACGTGAGGAACGCCAGCTGGTCAATGCGGTCAGCCAGCCAGTAGCCGAGAATGTCGCGGGCTTCCTTACGGAAGGATACGATGGACTTCTGCTCAGCCATGCGGCCTTCGTGCTTGTGCGCGTGACGCAACTGGTCGATCCGGATCACCTGATCGTACGACACCAGCGCCTCTTCGTTCCCCTTCAGGGTGCGGTCCCCTGCGATACCGTCGCCAACCGCATCCGCAATCAACGTGATAACAGCTCGGGTGCCCTTCTCGGACATCTTCAGCTCAGTGATGCGCTGAACCATTGAGTCTGGGCCGGAGCCCACATATCGAGTCAGGAAAGACCAGTTGCGAGCAGCCTTCCAAAAGGACATCGACCAAGCAGTCTTCTGCTCGGTAGTAAGACGTGCAAAGTTTGTAAGTGCCATTATGGCTTCCTCCAAAAGTGAAAACAAACCCGTCCCGATGACTTAACGGTCCATCGAAACCCGGCTGTTTCTCGCGACAGCGTCGGAGGAAACCGTTGTTAACGCGGTACGTTCCGCGACCCCCGTATCGTGGGGATTACCGAGTACTCAATAGTTTACCATGTCGTTGTACATTACATAGGCGTCCCCCAACCTGGGGTGCCGCCTATCAATAAAACGCTGCGCACCAGCTTCTGAGTCAAACTGACGTAACTGGTGAATCGACGGAGGGCCTATAGTCGGGAAAACGTTCCACTTCCCGGCTTTACTTTGCCGTGGCTCCATCAACTCTGTTGATATGCTTCCGTTGGGATTCTGTTTAACAGGTCTTCGAAGATCTGACATAAACACACCTACGTCGCGCAGCGATGGCTGCGCGACGTAGGGTCGGCGGTACCCAGACTCTAATGTATCTCTGTATGTCCAGTCAGACATTTCGGCTCATCTCTAGCCAGTTCAGCTAAGCGTTTCGCGAAGTACTCTGCAAACGCGTCTACACACTCCTGACGGTGAGGACGATCTCGTTTCGACGTCAGCCGTTGATCGAGGGGCCATACCATGTTGTACGGCTTCAAGTTTTCGTATGCCGAGTCAGACACTTGGCCCCCACATTGGCCCCGATGGAGCGGGCATTCCACGAGCCGTGTTCATCGTCGCCTGCCGCTGCCGCGCGGCTCCCTGACAAACGTCGGACAGCGAAATCATCGCGTCCAACTGCTCTTCTGTCAGACTGTCGATCAACTTCTGCATGACTTCCAGCTGCTTTTGTCGCTGATTGAGCCGGTCGCGCTCCTGCTGCAGCCGGTCGTTCGCCAGATTTCTAGAGTCAGTCATGATTTCAATGCGCTCCTCAATCCACCTTTCTTCTTGTCCGCTGCAAAGAACTCTTTCGCCACGGACTGCGGCACTTTAACCTTCTTCGCGAACACCGCATCATGCGCTGCTGCGGCCATCAGTTTACGCTGTCTCTCGCTTACCGAAGGCATAAAAGTGCCATCCGTGGCGTACTACATCCGTGATGCGAGCCACGCTAGCAAAACCCCTACTGCCAGCGAGCTAGAAATCAAAATCCCCTCGTAAAGACTCAAGTTCCTTCTCCCCCAGCTTCTCGAAGTCTTCGATCTTCATCGCCATGACATCCATCTTGTGCGTCACACCGGCTTTAGAGCTATCCAAACCAACGTTACCAGAAAGTGGCGGCGGCTGCTTGGCAGCGGTCTTCACGTTCTTCGTCACGTCAGTCTTCTTAGGCTCTGGAGCTGGGGGCGGCTCAGGCGTCTCCGCCTCGTCTGTCATGAGCCCGTTAGCCCGCAACACGTAACTCGCCGCCTTCGCCATCGCGTCAGCTGGCCGCTTCCCGCGTGCGACGTACGCAGCGTGCAACTCCAGCACCTCTTCCACCAAGTCCTTGTCGTACTCAGCGGCCCCTTCGACAAACTGTGGGTACGCCTCTTCAAGCTGCGTAATCACCTCGCCCAACAGCTGCTCGTCCTGAGCCTTAGCCACCGTCGTCTGGCTAGTGAACTGCGTCTGCTGACCGAGCATGTTCAGCTCGATGCGCCGCTGTTCACCACGCAGCTTCGCCGCTTTCTCAGCGTCGCCATCCAGCCGCGCCTGTTCGATGTCGAGGTCATATTTTGACATGACCTCCTCGAACGTCGGCCCCTCTTCTTTCGGGGGCTGCTGTCCGCGCAGCTTCGCCAGCTCAGCTTCTAGCGCAGCCGCTCTTTCTTCAGCCTCGCGCCTCTTAGCCTGGACGAAATCAAATCGATGCTTCGGAATCCGTGTAGGTGCTGCCTCAGCCGTATCTGCAGGCGGCGTCTCGGGTTCGCCCTCAGACTTCTGCTCAACAACTTCTCCCGGCTGCTCGACGGCGGCCTCGACCACGGGCTCCGCCACGGGCAGAACCTCAGCAACAGGTTCCGGAGCACTCGGAGCTTCCTCCGGCGCTCCAGACTCTTCGGCGGCATCTCCAAAGTCCAGCTTCGAAAAATCTACTTCGTCAGGATCATGCGTTCTTGCGGCTTGCGGCACTGTTTTTCTCCTTTACTTTCGCCGTGTGTATAGCGAGTGCATTTTTAACCGTCGATTCGCGGTTTTTCCTATCAATGTCGAATGCGGACTGCAGCGAACTCGTCCGCAGCCCGTTCTGAACCTTCATCTGCTCAAACTCCAGCTGCCGAAGCATCTTCTCCCGCTCCAGCTCAATCTGCTGCACAGCCTTAGCGCGCTCCAGCAACATCTTCTGC